CGCATACTTAAAAGCCCTGCTAATCGGACTGATGTCTGATGCCATTCCGAAAGCACACAAGACCGAAGCAATAAACCTCCAGTCCGTTCTGCTTATCTTCGATTCATGACAGCCAATCATCTTTGCCAGACCGCGCTGGGTAAGCGTTGACAGGTTGATGAGTAAATCTGTTTCTGCGCGATCAACATCGCGCTGTGATAGTTTGCTGTAACTTGTTTGTTCCATTTCTTACTATTTCCATAGGTAAATAATCACTAATACTCATCTTTCGATGAGTGCTTAATTAGTTACCGCGTTGTCGGCGGTGCAGATTGATAAAGAGCGGATCCGCTTATTAAGCGGCTTTGTGTTCAGGCGGGAACACGTCATCAAGACTGACTTTTGCGCCTAACTTGTTTAGGCACGCAACAAGAGCACGGCATGTTTTAAGGTCTGGGAAGCGACGACCAGATTCCCAATGTCCGATAGCTCCCTGTGTGCATCCAACTGCCTTAGCAAGTGTTGTTTGAGAGATATTCAGTGACTCTCGATATTTTCGTAGGTTGCTCATATGCCCTCCATAGTAACCATGAAACAATAATACGATATGTACTTTTGGAATGCAAACAAAAAATACATCTTGTGCATGGATGGTTTTAGTACAGAGCGTAATAATAAGGATATGAAAATGAAATGGTATGAACTGGCTAGATCCAGAATGAAAGAGCTCGGCATAACTCAAGAGAAGTTAGCTGAAGAGCTTGGTATGACGCAGGGTGGAATTGGTCACTGGTTGCGCGGATCTCGTCATCCATCTCTTGACGAGATTGGTGTGGTGTTTAAATACCTTGGTATTGATAACGTCTCATTCAACCACGACGGTACATTCTCACCTGTTGGCGAATACTCATCTGCCCCCGTTAAAAAACAATATGAGTACCCTGTTTTTTCTCATGTTCAGGCCGGGATGTTCTCGCCTGAGCTTAGAACCTTTACCAAAGGTGATGCGGAGAGATGGGTAAGCACAACCAAAAAAGCCAGTGATTCTGCATTCTGGCTTGAGGTTGAAGGTAATTCCATGACCGCGCCAACAGGATCCAAGCCCAGCTTTCCTGACGGAATGTTAATTCTCGTTGACCCTGAGCAGGCTGTTGAGCCAGGTGATTTCTGCATAGCCAGACTTGGGGGTGATGAGTTTACCTTCAAGAAACTGATCAGGGATAGCGGTCAGGTGTTTTTACAACCACTAAACCCACAGTACCCAATGATCCCATGCAATGAGAGTTGTTCCGTTGTGGGGAAAGTTATCGCTAGCCAGTGGCCTGAAGAGACGTTTGGGTGATGGATGGAAAAGTACGCCGGGCGTAGAGTGACCAGCAGATTTAAAGCCGACATTCATTGCATTCAATGCAAAAAGAAACTTTATGCACTTTAACGATATAATGACTTACGCCATATATAACGGATTGATATATGAAACTTAATTTTTACGCCTCCTATCAACAAAACGGTAAGGAACGTTTTCCTATTGATTTGGTGTCAGGCTTATCCGAACAGGTAATCAAAGCAAAAAACAATGCCTTCGAGATTGATGATTACTTTATATTTGCTCATCACATTAGCAGAGAATGTTATTTAATAACAAAAACATATGACTCAGACTTGGTTAAAAGGGTCAATAAAACCACGCTCTCAGTCGATGAACTCAAAAACGTATTAGGCAGTGACGAAACGCTAGCGTTTCCATCATTCCTGTTGATCAAAGATGGCGTCATTGGTTATGCCTGCACTCAGCACGGGCCAAGAGTTCGTGAGCTTGAAATTTACTTATCTAATAAATTGAACATAACAAAACCATTCAAGCTATGTTTAGAACCTCTGATGAGAGACGTAACTAGGGATGATGCTCTCGACATGGAGTTCATCGGTAGAACAACCTTAAGAGTTGAGTCTGGATCCAAGCTTTTGTCTCCTTTGCTGAGAGCTGCCGGGATCGAAACCATCGAAGAAGAGCTTCTTGAAGGTGTGGAAATAACAATAAAACCAAAAAGAATGAGAAATATCAGCAACATGTCCAAGGAGCTGATTCGTAATGCCGATGATTCTCATAGTGACATACATCTTAAAGCGAAGGAGTACGCAGCTGATTTGCTAACTGACTACTACCTTTCAAGCAAGGGGCACATCAGTGCCAACATTTACAAATCGACAAATGAAGAAATTGCAGAGGAAATGGAAATTTGCTACATAAGAATGAAAAATGTTATAATGAAAAGTTATAAAGATTTTTGTGAAGACGAGTAAGAGTGAATACCTAAGGGTAAGGGAGGGCGTATGAGAGAGCACAAAATCGTTCCCGGCGTATTGCTATTCGCTTTACCAATACTTTTCACTATTGTCGTTTACTGCATTTTCCGTAGCCTTACCTCAGCAATTTCGTTCACCGAGCACAGAGACGCGCTGGGAGCAGCTATATCTTCATATGCAGGGACCACTATCGCAATACTCATTGCCGCGTTGACGTTTGTCATAGGCATCAGAGGAAAAAACATGCAAAAAGTAAAGGCATACGGATATATGACATCTGTCATTATTCTGTATGCACTGACCTTTGCGGAGCTTGGCATTGTTTTTTTTATGGGGTTATTTTTAATGGCCACAAGCAAGCAACCAATTGCTTTGTTGCCATCCTTATCGATCGGCCTATCAGCTTCATCAATGATGCATATAAGCATCATACTTTTCCAACTCCTAAAATTCTCAAATAAATAACGACCCGGCCTCAGCGCCGGGTTTTCTTTGCCTCTCGAACGCCCACCTAAAACACATAACAAATTGTATTTATTGAAAAATTGATAGATACAACTTGCTAAACAGTGCAATTCTGATCCCTCACCTACCAAACAATGCACCCCTGCAAAAAATAAATCCATAAAATACAAGATGGTATAAAAAACCAACAACATTTAGAACATTTTGTATTGACTCAATAAAGTACACATCGTACTATTTAGCCATCAGCAGGACGCAGGAAGCCAAACGGAACAGATTGGCAGGCTCTTTAACTTCGATGGGGCGCTGACAAAGCGCAAACAGATATCAAACGAGATGGGTTTGGCGGTGATGTGAATTGCAGCTGCAACGACAGCAACCAGAAGATCAGCACCTGGCGCATCACCACCAAAGCCATTTCACATGAGGAAAACATCATGACGGTAATCGTGTACGGAAAATCAACATTTGCAGGAAATGCCAAAACTCGCCGTCATGAGCGGCGCAGAAAGCTGGCTATCGAGCGTGATGCCATCTGCAACATCATCGATTCGATCTTCGGCACAGACAGCGAGGAACCTGTTCAGAAAGACACGAGAAAGCGTTTAAGCCTTTCTGAAAAAGCAATATCACTCGGAAGCCTTCGCTGCAAGAAGGCAGATGAATACAGTGGAAGTATTTGCCTGCCAAACATAGCCATTTACGCGGCAGGCTACAGGAAATCCAAACAGCTGACAGCAAGATGACTTGTGTTGGTCGCCAGAAAATGAAATTAGACAGCAAACCACTTATTTGAGGTGAGATATGACAAAATCATGGAGCGTACCGTTTCCTGAATCAGAAACTGAACATGATGGAATGCCTGTTTTCTGGAGATTCCAGGCGACAGTTGAAGAAGATGGGATAAAAATATTCGCACTTCAATATATAGCTTTTCATCAGACAGAGCATTATGCATGGTTGGTTCCTGCGCATTGGATTGTTAATTTTAAACCAGCACCAAATCAGTGGTTACAGGAATGGAAACAAAGGAGAAATAGATATGCAATTAAGAAAGTAGCAAAAAATGCAGAAAGATCTTTTGCATTCCCAACGAAGAAACTTGCTATTGAAAGTTTATTGCGTCGAAAAAAATACCATTTGGTGAGGATCAAACAAGATTTGGCTGTCGTATCAACTCTTGTCGATGGGATGAAGAATATTGATACATCAACACCAGATATTGAATATAACTTTGGACACAACCAAGAAACAGAAAATTGGGTATTTTATTAGTACAAATAAGCACTGTGTATCCATTCCAACGAGTGAATACACGGAGCAATTTAAAGCGTAAATAAGGAGCACACCATGCAATATGCCATTGCAGGGTGGCCTGTTGCTGGCTGCCCTTCCGAATCTTTACTTGAACGAATCACCCGTAAATTACGTGACGGATGGAAACGCCTTATCGACATACTTAATCAGCCAGGAGTCCCAAAGAATGGATCAAACACTTATGGCTATTCAGACTAAATTCACTATCGCCACTTTTATTGGCGATGAAAAGATGTTTCGTGAGGCCGTCGAAGCCTACAGAAAATGGAGGTCAAAATGATTCCGGTAGAGCTGGCGAAAACTCCAGAGTTAAGTCGATTAAAAAGAGAATATCACATTGCTGAGGCTCGTTACTGGCGTAAAGCGGGAGATAAATCAAAGAAACAACTTTGTTTATGGCAGGCACAAAGAGAGCGCATGAATGAGCGCGAGTTTCTTTCCGTCCCATCCGAATTACCATTCTGAGGCAAATTATGGGAACTGCGACATTAATACTCGGTGAATCTGGTACCGGAAAATCAACCAGTTTAAGAAACTTACCACCAGAAAAAACATTAATCATACAGTGCATAAACAAACCGCTACCATTCCCATCAAGTGATTGGGTTAAAATAAGCAAGGAAAACAATAACGGGAACATATACAGAACAGATAATACTGAAAATATTGTAAGGGCACTAATTAATGCTCCGCATGAAATTGTAGTTATTGATGATTATCAGGCTGTGATGGTTAACGAACTAATGGGTAAATGCAATGAGAGAGGATATGACAAATTTACCTCGATAGGGAAAAACGCATGGGATGTGTTCAGGGCTGCTGGTGAAGGGGCAGACACTCGGAGAGTTTATATTCTGGCACACACGCAAACTGATGATTTTGGCTATACACGAATGAAAACCGTCGGAAAACTAGTCGATTCGACACTTGTTCCTGAAGGTTATTTCACTATCGTGTTAAGAACTCACGTACAGAACGGAAAATACTCATTTTCCACCCAGACAAACGGGAGTGATTGTTGTAAAAGTCCGGTTGGGATGTTTGATAGTCAGTTTATTGATAATGATTTGTACGAAGTAGATAAAAAAATATGCTCTTACTATGGGTTTGAAAAAAATGAGACGTCTTGAGGTATCCGGCGAGAGATTTGGCAATTTAGTTGTTATTGGTGATGCAGGAATGCGTGGTACTCAAAGGTTGGTAAACTGTGTGTGTGACTGCGGAGTAGTTTGTGTTAAACAGCTTGGCAACCTCCGTTCAGGGCACACAAGAAGTTGTGGTTGCTCACGCTCATCTACAACAAAAGCAAGAAAAAACAAACATGGCATGTATGGAACGCCAACATACAAGTCATGGTCTTCAATGTTAACAAGATGCTTCAATGAAAGAAATAGTAAATACAAACACTATGGAGGAAGAGGAATAACTGTTTGTGAACGGTGGCTGGACTTTAAATTATTTTTCGCTGATATGGGAAAAAGACCAGACGGAACTACATTGGGAAGAATTGATAACAATGGTAATTACGAACCATCAAATTGCGAATGGCAGAAAAGTATCGAGCAAGCAAGAAATAAGAGTAATACCGTATTATTTAAATTCAATGGAGTGCTGGCAACAATTTCAGAGCACTGCGAAAAAACTGGATTAAACCCAAGCACGGTAAGAAGCAGGATTTACACATATCATTGGTCTGTAGACAAGGCCTTATCAAAAGGATAAAAGCATGAGCAACGTGATTTTTACTTATAACGAAGAAGCAGCACTGACCGCAGGGCAAGGTGGTTTTATTAACGAAACTGGCGCTCATATCATTACCATTACTGAAGCAGAACTAAAGCAATCAGAGAAAGGAGCCAAATTTATTGAGTTTTCTGGAGAATCCGACGACGGACGTAAAATCCAATATCTTAGCGTTTGTGTTCAGAAAAATGACGGAACGGAAAACAAGTTTGGTGCAAACGTCGTTCATGCCATGATGGGGTGTGTTGGGATTAAGCAGTTAACGCAACATATGGTTTCCGCCAGTAAATTTGTTGCTCCTGAATTTCATGGAAAGAAAATCGGGTTAGTGCTCCAGAAAGTATTAACCACAAACAAAAAGACTGGCGCAGACAGCTACCAGATGGAAATACGCATCCCGTTTATTGCACAAACAGGTCAAACCCTTAAAGAAAAGTCGGAAGGCAAGCAACCAGAAACTATCGCCAACATGGTTGCCAGCCTCAAAGATAAAGACAATCGCTCTAAAAACGTAAGCCAGAATCATGCAGATGATTATGGTTACAGCCAGAACGATTACCCTCCTTTCTGATTACTGAAAATAAGGCTCCCATTATGCCAGCGCCTCTGTATGGTGCGGATGACCCGCGCAACTGCTCCGGTAGCTCCAAGGCGGAGGTGCTGGATAAATTCAGGAAAAACTACGACCGGATAATGTCGCTACCGCAGGAAACGAAAGAGGAAAAGGAATTTCGCCATTGTATATGGCTTGCAGAGAAAGAAGAACGCGAGCGAATTTACCAGACATCAATCCGACCATTCCGCAAAGCCACATATACCCACTTCCCTGAATATATCGACCCGCGCCTGCGTAATTACCGCTCACGCTATGGCGCTATCAGTAATGACTGAGGAATTAACAATGAAAACAATGAAGCTAAACATCGACCTCGGCAAATACGTTATTACCGGAACCAAACACGACCTGATTCTTAGCGAAAGAGGAATTATCAAAGAAGGTGAGAATGCAGGGAAAGAAACACTAAGTCGTATCGGTTATTACAGCAAGTTTGAGCATCTGGTTAAAGAGTTATGCAACCGTGAAATCCTGTTATCTCAGGCGCAGACGCTACAGGATATTCAGCAGCATATCGAAACTTTAGGTGTGTCACTTAGCATGGCCGTTGACCAGTTCGTTGAGAGTAAATCATGAGAGGACTTGCATACAATCCCGGCATTCTTCCGGCAGAAATGATTATTCGCCAGCGCGTAAAGCCAATGCCATCGAGAGAGGAATTGCTTAAGAGAAAGAGTTTCGGTTCTGTTAATGACAACAAATATCTGAATGCGATGTGGCGCAAAGGAGGCAACCAGTGAGCAAGATTGACTATCAGGCACTGCGTGCCAAGGCAGAAAAAGCAACTAAAGGAAGCTACATCGTAGGGCATACATCTGTTAATCGGCACGGCAATTTAACAGGAGTTTTTGTTTGTCAAAAATGGAAAGGAGAACCCGGTGGTGTGATTGCGGAATGTCATGTTAACTGCCTGGTTGAAACAGATGTTCAGGCTTATGCAAACGCTGAATTTATTGCTGCTTTTAATCCAAATGTTGCGCTGGCACTACTGGATGAACGGGAAAGAAACCTGCAATACATCAAAAGCCGCGATCAGGAGAACGAGGAAATTGCGCTAACGGTAGGGAAGTTGCGTGTTGAGCTGGAAGCAGCAGAGAACAACCTTATTGATAGTGAATGCCATGTTGCTGAACTGGAAGAAGCGCTACGCGATAAGCAGGCGTTACTTGAAGCCTCAGAAAAGCGCATAGCAGAACTGGA